AAATAGCAAGAAAGGTACTGTAAAAAAGTCAACAACAAGTTAAACTATTTATAAATACTCTTTTTTCTTTGGATCATGGCATTTTTTCGTGGAGAGGAAGGCTCTGTTAACTTTAAAAACAGTTCTGGTACTACTGAGGCAGTAGTTTCAACTACAGCTTGGACTTTAGATACTACAAAAGATACTTTAGATGTAACTGCTCATGGTGCTACATCAAGAAGTTTTGTAGGTAGTTTAATTTCTGGTTCTGGTACTGTTGATTTTCTATATACAGCAGCAAGTGGTAATGAAACTGCAAACTTATTAGCTGATGTTTTAACAACAGAAGATGCTGGTGATGCACAGTTTGAATTATTTTTAGATACTTCTGGAACTAAAAAAGTAAGTTTTAACGGAATTGTTACAGGAACAAGTCTATCTTCAACTGTTGGCGATCTTTCAACTGTTTCAGTAAGTTTCATCACATCTGGTGCTATTACTAACGCTGCATAATGCCTAAATCATCTTACTCAGCGAAGCAACGTAGATTAGCTGCTGTTGCTCCACCACGGGATAAGATTACGGCTGCTGATCTTAAAAAGCTACGTTCCAAAACAAAAAAGAGAAAAAAGAAGTGAAACTTACCACTCGCCAAAAAAATCTATTAGAAAAACATTCTGAGCACCATAGCGATAAGCATATGGAGTTTATGAAAAGGCGAATGAGAGCAGGAGACACTTTTACCCAAGCTCATAAAAAAGCACAGGCGAAGGTGGGAAGATGAGAAAACGTAAATCTGTTAGTTTATCTGTAGGTAGAGGAGAAAAATCTAAGAAGGGAGGACTGACTGCAAAAGGTAGAGCTAAATATAATCGTGCAACTGGTAGTAATTTACAAGCACCTGTTACTGAAAAGAATCCAACAGGCAAAAGAGCAGCGAGAAGAAAAAGTTTTTGTGCAAGAATGTCAGGTATGCCTGGTCCATTGAAAGATAAAAAAGGTCGCCCGACTAGAAAGGCGTTAGCATTAAAAAGATGGAGGTGTTAATCAATGACTTATGCAATTCCAGGTCAGATTAGAACAAAAATTATTACCTCTACTTCTGTTGGTGGTATAGATAGTCCTTTTACTAGAACTAGAGCAGTTCTGGATATGATGAAGGGTTGGGAGATAATGAAAGCTGTTACCGAAGGAACAGAATATTTAAGAGAAAATAGCGAAGCATTTTTACCATTAGAGCCAAGAGAAGATTACACAGCATATATGGCAAGAGTAAATCGTGCTGTATTTAGTCCTTTTACTCAAAGATTGATAAGAGCAGCTACAGGTTTAGTTCTTCGTAAACCAATAACACTTACTGGAGATCCTTATTGGACAGAAATGTTCAAAATGGATGTTGATGGTTGCAAGTCAGATTTAGATGAATACGCACGAAGGATCTTAATGTGTTCTCTTACTTATGGTCAAAGTCATATTCTTGTAGATTATCCTGCTCCATCTGGTGCTGTTAGTCTTGCTGAAGAAAGAGCACAAGATCGTAGACCTTACTGGATTGAAGTAGATCCTAATAATTTATATGGTTGGAGACTTGATAGAGAATCTAATTATGGAAACCTCGTTCAAGTAAGATTAGCTGAAAAAGCTGTGTTACCTGATGGGGATTTTGGAGAAAAAGTATTTGAACAGATAAGAGTTATAGAGCCTGGAAGATATAGAGTATTTCGTAAAACAGATCAAATTGATGAGATGTATGATCTTGCAGATAATTCTTATGCAGGAGAATTTGATGCTCAGACTACAGGCGAAGAATATAAAGAAGTTGAATCTGGCGAGTTTTCTCTTGGAGAAATACCTTTAGTTACTGTTTATTCTGGAAAAACAGAGAATTTAGTAAGTAAACCACCTTTACTTGATATTGCATATCTTAATCTTGCCCATTTCCAAAGACAGGCTGATTTAATTCATAGTTTGCACGTTGCATCTCAACCAATGCTTGTAATGGAAGGTTATGATGACCAGACTAAAGATGTTGCTATATCTGTAAATTATGCAATGGCAACTCAGCCAGGAAATAAAGTTTATTATGTAGAACCAGCCAGTAGTGCTTTTGATGCTCAATCTTCTGAGATAAAAGAACTGCAAATGCAGATGGCAACTCTTGGCATTAGTACTCTTAGTCAACAGAAGTTTGTAGCTGAATCTGCTGACGCTCGAAGATTAGATAGAGTGGATACTAATTCTATGCTTGCGATGGTTTCTATGGAATTAGAGCAAAAATTACAAAAAGCATTTAATTTATCTGCTGAATATGTAGGAATTGAACCTCCAGAAGTAAAAATTAGTAGAGATTTTGATATTGAAAGATTAATTGGACAAGATATTACAGCTTTAACATCTCTATTCGATCAACAAGTAATAGATAGAGAAGAATTTAGAGATATTTTAGTACAGGGAGAGGTGTTACCTTCAGCGAATGAGGCCAAATCTGAATAGTTTGGTAAACTAAAGAGCAAGTACATACATTCCTATGACGAAATCTTTAGATAAGGTTCTTCAATCTGATGGATCTTATAAATGGGAGATGGTTGAATTTCAACCAGAAGTAGCTGAAACTGAAGCTACAACAGAAACTAAAAAGAAAGTTTCAAAAAAGAAAACCGCTAGCCCACTATCTGACTAATTCATGGTAATCGAAGAAAAAGTAATTCAGCCTGAGTCTGTGACTTCTGCTGAACAGTCTGTGACTGAAACTCCTTCAGAAACACAACCACAAGCACCAAATCTTGATTCTGTAAAAGCAGAATATGAACAACAATTATCTGCTTTACGAAAACAAGTAGCAGATGGAGAAGAAAAATTTAAAGGCATCAAAACTAAACTAGATGATGTTTATAAACAAAAAGATCAGCAACGAAAACAAGAGTTAGAAGATCAGGGACAATGGAAAACTCTTTGGGAGGAAGCTAACAAGACTGCTCAAGAAAAAGATCAACAAATTTCAACTTTATCTCAACAATTAGAAGATTTAAAGACTTCTAATGAAAAAGCATCAACAAAATCCACAGCACTTGCAGCTATCAGTAATCTTGGTGCGATCAACGCAGAGCAAACACTATCTTTATTGGAACGTAATCTTTCTCGCAATGCTGATGGTAAGGTTGTAATTCTTAATGGTGGTGTTGAACAAGATTTAAGTGCGTATCTCACAAGTCTCAAAAATCCTGGTAGTGGATGGGAACATCATTTCAAACCAAGTTCAGCAGCAGGAATGGGAGCTAAACCAAGTCCAGTTACAAATGCTTCTGGAGGTCAACCAAACCCTTGGAAAACGGGCAATATAACTCAACAAATGCTAATATCGGAACAGAACCCTCAGCTTGCAGCAGTGCTCAAGCAAGAGGCTCAAAAGTAATTAGTTTCCGTGAGACTAATGCCCTTGTCTGTGACTAGGGGATCGCAAAAACTTAAATAGGTAATCTGAATGGCTGCTCCGTTTCAGAATTACTCTGGCGGTGTCCTACTAGCGGACATTGTTAAGAGAAATAACTTTGCTGCATACGTTTCCGAAGCAATCAAAGAGCGTAGTGCATTTATCAAGTCTGGTGCTGTTGTACGCAACCCACTACTTGATTCAAGAGAAGGTGGAACAAGAATACAAGTTCCAGAATTTAACCCTGTCTCTCCAACTGAAGAAATCATTGATGGTACTGCTACATGGGGTACTAGCAACAATGGTTATCTAACACCACAGAAGATTGGTACAGGAACACAGGTTGCAACCATCTGTCATAGAGGTTTTGCATACGCTGTGGATGATGTAGCTGTATTAGCTGCTGGTGAAGATCCAATGGGTCACATCAGAGATCAGCTTGCAGATGCAATCAACAAACTAAATTCAACACGTTTGTTCTATCAACTTCATGGTTTATTTGGTAGTGCTTTATCAGCTAATGCTCTTGATTTAGCGGTTGCTGCATCTTCTGGTGCTGCTGAAGCTAACTATCTAACAGCAGCTACAGTTGCTAGAGGAAGATCACTTCTTGGAGAAAGAGGCGAAGAGCTAGATACTCTAGTTGTTCATCCATCTGTTGCTTACTACCTATATCAGGTTGGTATGTTAACATTCTCTACTTCTGCAT